TTTGGCCCCCGCTCCAGCTCCTACGTCAGCATTGGTTTCCGCTCCGCTTTTTATGAGATAAACGGCAAACTGATTACTGAATAACTGTTTAGGGGTGCGGTAGCACCCCATGAGAAGAAAGGAGCGGTAAGCGTGGCGGATAAAATCAGATGTGCGGATTGTGAGCATTGCAAGGGGTTTAGGAAAATGGGTAATACAAGGTCGAGTTTTTCTTGTGAACACCCCGACCAAAAATATATTTTGGATTATTTCAAAGACCATAGGATACATAAAATGCCCGGTTTCCTTGGGTTCGGCAAGCCGTTTTCAAGCGAAGTGCCTATAAAAACGTCCCCGGCGTGGTGTCCTAAGAAAAAGCAGGAGGGCGGAAAGTGAAAATAATATCACAGGTAAGCGATTTTGGGTTGACCGAGGGCAGGGAGTACGAGGTATTGGAAGAAAGTGCAGGATTCTACAAAGTGCAGCTTGACAACGGCAATATCTCATACAGGAACGGCTATTTATTCAACAAAGGCAAGGGAGGGGCGGAAGATGAAGTATAGGGCGTTGGCGTACAACAAGGCGGAGGACAGATTTTATTATGTTTACGGTCTGCCCTCTTACGGATTCGATACGGAAGAAATCGGGGAAATGGGAACGCCGGACGGCGATTTTACGGAAATCAACCCCGCAACCCTTGGCAGGGGAACCGGCTACACGGACATAACAGGCACGGAGATTTTCACGGGCGACATTACGGAGTTGGAGGTAGACGGAGAAAAACGGCGGTTTACGGTAATCGAAACTACGGTTGACCGGGAATATAACACCCTGCCCGGATTTGACGGTAAGACCGTGAAAGTGAGGTTGCAGGGGGTAATAGCCTTTGAATGGCAGCAGGACGGAAAAACCTATATCCTGCTACCGTGCGTGGATAAGAAAGGCGTGTGCGATACGGAGCGTATGCGGATTGTCGGGGATATTCACACAAGGGCGGAAAGGGGCGGTAATGGAAGCAAGGGCAAAGAGTAGCGGTACGCCCTACCCTATATGGGTGTACGGCGAATATCTGACAGAACCGCCAAAACGACCAAACGGGGCATTACGCCCCGTGGGTCACTACATAGACAAGGGCGGTTATCCGGGTGCGAATGTGTACGCCGTGGATATTTCCACCCTATGCAAAAGCACGGCAGCGGTTGACGGCAGGGGCAGCAGGATATACACGCAGGACATTCTTTTACACGAAGCAGAGGACGAAATAGGGTACTTTGTCGTGGAGGACGAAGAAACGGCGGTTGATGTGGTTTGGGGCGAAATAGTGGCACTAGGACGCTTGCAGGCAGGGGATATAAGCATAGTCGGCAATACGGTAGATTACCCGGACTTCATAGAGGGCATGAGATACCACGTTGAAAACGGTCTGAATGTGCCGTATCTGCCCTCATTAAACGTAATGGCTACGCCGTTGCCGTTTCTGAAAATGACTTGTTCAAAATGCGGATATGTTACGCTTGGTTGCTGTTATGTGGCACGGCATAAGGATTGTGGCGGATTCTTTACAATGGATTTTGCAACGAAAATTTATAGGAAAGGAGAAAAAGAAAAGGCGTTTGCATAGTGGCATACGCAAACGCCTTTCATTGCCTTATAGCAATAATTACACCTACTCAAATTATACTATAAGGCTTATGGAAAGTCAATAAGCAACCTCTGAAAACGTGTAGGAAATGGCACGTTTCGGACCTTGTATGGGGTATTAACATCAAGGACAATACTATATTATATACTTATATAAGTACATATAGTTATATAAGTATATGGTTAGGTTGATGTACCCTTTATGAGGGGAGGGGTTGGGTAGTATAAGGAGAGTGCAGGAATGGCAAGAAAAAAATTCATAAGAGAGAAAAGGATTTATTGCGGGGAGGAATATTTAGAGGTTGATATAGTACCCGTTACCAATATGCCGGAAGCAGGCAAGGGGAAAAAGGGGCAGTCCTCACAGGCTCAAAAGAATCTGAATGACAAGCGGAGTAAAAGGCGTTTCGTACAGATAGCCAATACCAACTTTGGGGCGGACGATTTACATATATCAGCGACCTATAACGAAGAGCATTTACCTATAACCTTGGAGGAAGCGGAAAGGAACGTACACAACTATCTTGACAGGGTAAAAAGGAGAATGAAGAGGGTCACGGGGCAGGACTTAAAATATATGCTTGTCACGGAGTATACGCCGGAAGATGAAGAGGGGCAGTTGACCCTAGAGGGCATGGAGGATAAGCAGACAAGGGCGGTTAGAATCCACCACCATATTATCATAAATGGAGGGTTGAGCCGTGATGATTTGGAGTTGATGTGGAGTGCAACCCGGATTAACTGGAAAAAGGCACAGAATGACCCGGAATATAGGAAAACCGTAGATTATTTGGGATTTGTGAATTGTGATAGATTGCAGCCAAACGAGAACGGTATAGAGGGGTTGGTAAATTATATCAATAAGCGGAAAAAGGGTTGCAAAAAGTGGTCTACCTCTATGAATCTGAAAAAGCCAAAGGAGAAGAAAAACGACCATAAATATAGTTTCCGAAAGTTGCGGACATTGGCACAGACCCCGGAAGATAAAGAGGTATGGCGTAAGCAGTATAAAGGGTATGAGCCTACAAAGATAGATTTTCAGTATAACGAGTATACCGGGTGGAGCGTCTACCTACGGTTGCGGAAAGCGAGGGAATGAATGGCAGATTATACACCGCAGGAGGAAAAAGAACTAAATGCGGAGTTGAGGAAGTGGCAGAATAGGGCGAAACGGCTTACGGCAAGTATCTATTATGATTCGGTCGCAAATGATTTGAGTGATAACGATATTTCCATTCTGACAAAGGTAACAAATGCAGAGAGCCACAAGGACATACACCCGTATCTTTGGAATAGCGGAGTAATTGAAAGGGTGCTTGATAAAATATCAAGGAAGCTAAAGGAAGCAAGGAAAGGAAGTCGGTAAAATGTTTGTCGGGTTGCATGACAGCGAAAAAGAGCATTTCAAGCATAAAAAGACATTCCCTAACTACGCCCTTATGAAAATATCTGCATACCACAAGGCAAAGGGGGATTCCGTGGAGTGGTGGGACCCTGCAAAAGATTACGATTTGGTCTATTCGTCAAAGATATTCGATTTTACGGAGGAAAACAAAGACCTACCGCCGGATACCATAAAAGGCGGTACGGGCTACGACATAGAAAAGAAACTACCGCAGGAAATAGATGATATGTACCCGGATTATTCCATATACCCCGATTGTGATTATGCGATAGGTTACATTACTAGGGGTTGCCCCAATAAATGCCCTTGGTGCTACGTTCCGAGGAAAGAGGGAAATATAAAGCCTTACAGACGTTGGACGGAATTAGTACGGTACGATACGCCGGATTTAATCTTAATGGATAACAACATATTAGCAAGCGAATACGGCATAGGGCAGCTAAAGGATATGGCAGGCAAGGGGTGGAGAATCGACCTCAATCAAGGAATGGACGCACGTTTGGTAACGGAGGAAATAGCGGACGTATTGGCAAGCCTGCAATGGATAAAGTATATTCGGTTTTCTTGCGATACCGTAAGCCAAGTAAAGCACATTGATAGGGTGGCGGGGTTATTAGCGGAAAGGGGAATCAAGCCGTATCGGCTCTTTGTCTATCTGCTTGTGAGGAAAGACCTAGACGAAGCAGATTATAGGGTGCAGCAGTTGAGGAAACATAAGGGCATACACCTATACGCCCAGGCGGAGCGTAACGAGGGGTTGGGTATCCGCCCCAACAAGGCACAGCTTGAATTTACCAACCGCTACATATACGGAAATCTGTATAGGAAAGAAACTTGGAAAGAGTACATAAATAAAAGACCTTGGGTAAAGCAGAGATTGGAGGTATCAAATGATTGTAACGATTGATTTTGAAACAACGGGATTCAGAGCAGGAAAGGACGAAGTTTTACAAGTGTCTATCATAGACGAGGAATTTAATACCATGCTTAATGCGTATTGCAGACCGAACAATAAGGACAGTTGGGAGGACGCACAGAGGGTACACGGAATCACACCGCAGAAAGTAAAAGCCTGCTGCCCCTTTTCCTGCTATGCGCAGGCGGTAACGGAAATTCTGAATAAGGCGGATAACGTGATAGCCTACAATGCGGATTTTGAAAACGGATTTTTGAAAGCCTACGGTATCTACATAGACCCCGGAAAATGGATTGACCCTATGGTAATCTTTGCGAGAATCTACGGAGAATACGACAGCTACCACGATTCGTACAAATGGCAGAAACTTAGCAAATGTGCGGACTACTACGGATACGAGTTTAAAGCACATGATTCTTTAGAGGACGCAAAAGCAACCCTTTATTGCTATAAGAAAATGGAAGAGGGGAGGGAAAAGGAATGTTGACCCTGCCAATAAAAAAGAAATGGTTTGATATGATTCTATCCGGCAGAAAGAAAGAAGAGTACAGGGAAATAAAGCCGTATTACAATAGCAGATTTGCAAAGGCGTTAGGTATCAGCCAAGATATTATTTTCTATGAGTGGTGGAATAACAAGATTGAAATTGATACCAGTATGGATATTTGCTTTAGGAACGGTTACTCTGCAAAATCCCCTAGTTTCATTGCGAAGTGTGAATTATCCATAGGGATAGGTAAGGCAGAATGGGGAGCAGAGCCGGGGAAAGATTATTACAAGCTGACAATAAAAGAGATTACAGAAAGGAGCGGTTGTTGATATGCAGGCAGCAGGATTTGTAGCACATTCCCCTTATGAGGTAGGGGATAAGGTCAATATAACATTACACGGAGGTATAGGAATAGTCGGCGGACCGGTTACGGCAAGGTCCGCAGAGGTAACAATAACGGATATATTGGCGGTACATTCCGTTAAAAGGAATCAAGTAACCTTTATGTACGAGATTAACGATACAAAGGTACTGAAATTAGTTGATTGGGAGGTATTAAAGCGTGAGAAATAGCGGATTTGTGACCGATTCGGACACGGAAAGAGAATTGCGGAAATGGCAGCAGGCAAGGGATATGCCAATAGACGCAGAGAAGATAAGGCAGCAGTATAAAAACAAGCAGAACAACGCCCAAGGGCAGCATTTTGAGCGTGAAATACTTGCAGGGTGCAGGATGTACGAGCAGAAAGGCATAGCCACGATAGACAAAACGCCGGAGCCGTTCCGTGTGACAAGCAAGAACCATAGGACGGGGGAATTTACGGGGCGTTTCAGCACACACGCACAACCCGACTTTCAAGGGACCTTATACGGCGGTCGCTCTATCATGTTTGAAGCGAAGAGGACCGGGAAAGACAGGATAACCCGGAACGTCCTTACAGATACACAAATGGACGTATTGGAGAAGCACAACCGATTAGGGGCGTTGTGCGGTGTCTGTATCAGTATACAAGATGATTTTTTCTTTATCCCTTGGAATGTATGGCGTGATATGAAAGAAATGTACGGACGGCAGTATTTGAAAGCAGATGATATAGAGGAATACAAGGTAAGGTTTGACGGTGCGGTACATTTCTTACAGAACATAGACACGGGGATATTTACGGAGGGGCAGGCATGAGCGATAAGGATATGATTATTGAGTTGTTGGGGATTGCGGAGGTTGCAGAGGACGGAACGGTAGATTTTACCGACCGTGCAAAAGAAATCATTATGGACTTGGCGGAGAAGTACAGAAAAACGCCCATATACGAGCAGGCGAAGAAAGAAACGCCGGATTGGGTCGATACCGCAACGGCAGCAGAGATTTACATACAAATGTGCGACCGTATCGTAGAAGCACCTACCGTAACGCACATGATTTTTTCCACAAAGATACTGATACCGATTCTTTGGAAAAAGATACAGGAGGAAGGGGGTAAGGTATATTTCCGCAAGACGGCAGCAGTCGGTAAAACGGAATCCCTCTTAAATCAAATGGGCGAGATATTGGAATCTTAGGAGGTAGCTTATGGCAGCAGTTGACAGGATATTGAGCGGTTGTATTCCCTGCTACGGCATGATGAAAAAGGCAATGCCTGGACCGGAAAAGAAGAGCAGAAAGAAATATGAAAACCGCAGGCTTACGGAGGTTGACCCCAAGACCAAAAAGCCAAGACTGAAAGACGGAGTAAGCACGGAAAGGGCGGTTGAAGTCCTCTATATGTTTGAGAATACGGATGTATTGCCCTATCAGATTGAGGAAATGAAAGTAACCATAGCCAACTTGCAGGCGAGGGTTAAGAAATTGGAGGATTGGCAGGAATGAAATATTATCACGCAGCACCAAGGGAAATAATGGTAAAGATTGCAGGCGAGGGGATAATCAAGAAATCGTGGGACGGTATGGTATACCTCTGCAAAGAAGCGGTTGATTCGTGCAAATTTCTTATAATGCGAGGAATGAAAGAAATGAGCGTTATAGAAATTGAGTTGGACGAAAACGAGGTTGCAGAATCTTACGACCATTCGGAAGCATTTTTTAAATGCAAGGCTTATATGCACAATGGAGATATAAAACTGACAGGAAAAGAAAGAATATGGGATTATTCTTTTAATGTGTAAGGGGGGGAGAGTATGGAAGCAGGATTAACGCTTGGCAGCCTATTTGACGGTATCGGCGGTTTCTGCTACGCAGCACAGCTAACGGGCAGGATAACGCCGATATGGGCCGCAGAGATTGAGCCGAGTTGTATTGACATAACACGCTACCGATTCCCGGAGGTTATGCACGTTGGGAGCGTGACGGAGTTAAAAGGCGACGAAATACAACCCGTGGATATAATCACTTTCGGGAGTCCGTGCCAAGATTTAAGCATAGCAGGGCAGAGAAAGGGGTTAAAGGGCAACCGTTCCGGGTTGTTCATGGAAGCAATCAGAATCATAGAGGAAATGAGGTTAGCAACAAATGGTAAATATCCAACTTTCATTATTTGGGAGAACGTACCCGGTGCTTTTTCATCAGCAGACGGAGCAGATTTTAGAGCCGTGCTTGAAAAAGTCACAAAAACCAATATTCCAATGCCTGCAAGTGGCAGGTGGGCAACCGCAGGAATGGTTAGAGGGGGAGAGGTTGACGCAGCTTGGAGAGTGCTTGACGCTCAATTTTGGGGAGTACCCCAACGTAGAAAGAGAATCTACCTTGTCGGAGATTTTGGAGGACAACGTGCCGGAGAAATACTCTTTAAGTCCGAAAGCCTGCTTGGGTATCATACGAAGAGCAAAGGCGAAAGGGCGGAAGTTGCCGGAGAATCTACGGATAGCCTTAGAGCAGAAAATAGCGGAACAGGGGGGGAGATAATCGGGTTGGACTTTGCACACGCTGACAGCGTAGTAAGGACTTTTGAGGATAAGACCCCTACGTTATTGCAGAATATGGGAAGTGCAGGCGGTCAGATACCTTGCGTAATGCACGAAAGGCGGACGGTGGCAGGCTTTACATATAACCAAGGCGGAGAGGGCAAAGGGTTAGGATTCGAGGAAGAAAAAGCACCTACCATTATGACGGGTGGCAGAGGGGCGGTATTCATGGAAAAGAAAAGCGTTATCCCCTTGCGTGATGAAGTGACACGGAATAAGGCAAGCAACGGATTAGGCGTTGGGGAAGTCGGGGGACCATGCCCGACACTTACCACGGCGGACGTACACAGCGTTTTCTACGAAGCCTATCAGCACCACGGATACAGAGAGAGCAGCACAAGCGGTACGCTTACGGCAGACCAAAACAGTACCATAAGGGGCGATACGCCTTTAGTCTGCAAAGAGGTAAAATACTATGAGGGGCAGCAGTTCGGAAACTATAAGGAATCGGACGTTGCAGGAACGGTATTAGCAGGGCAGGCAAAAATAGTAAATAACGGTACGGGGATAATCGTTGAAAAGAATAGAAAAGCCTTTGAATTGAACCAACACGGCGGATACAGGGAAACGGACGCAAGCGGAACATTGAGGGCAGCAGGGGGGGATTACGGCGGAGGGTCGGAAACAATCATAACCGAGAGCCACAGGACAAAGGAGAATACCCCTAGCAAGCCAAGAAGCATAAAGGACATTCTGAAAAAGGCGGTGCAACGTGTTATCTATGTTATACGCCGATTGACCCCGGTAGAGTGTGAGAGGTTGCAGGGATACCCGGATAACTGGACAAAATACGGTGCAGACGGCACGGAAATAGCCGATACGGCACGTTATAGGGCAATAGGCAATAGTATATGTGTCTTTTGTGCGGAAAGGGTGTATTTGGGGATTTTAGACGCATTGACGGAGGTATCAGAAAGTGAAAGAGAAAAGAAAAACATTTTATAAGACCATGTTTCGGTATTGGGCCAGGGAGAAGTTAAAGCCGTTCTTAATCAAGTTGCTTATTGTATCATTGATTATTGCGGTTGGATTCTTTGCGTTTGTATGGTTAATGGCTTATTTGTTGGCGTGTGGGGAAGCAGCAGGATTAGGGCAGGGGTTGAGGGTATGAAAAAATGTAGTATTTGCGGTAAGCCTGCCTTGGAGGTCGTGGAAGTCTGCCCGGAATGTTTGCAGAGGGCAGCAGTTGACCCACGACAGATAAAGCGGTTAAAGCAGATTAGCAGCATTTTAAGCATTACGGCAGGGACCGACACGAACATAAAGGAGTGCATGGAAAGCATATTGGAGATTGCGGAGGGTTTGGAAAGGAGCGGTAGCATTGGCAAAGAAGAGCAGGAGGAAAAAGGGGCAGCAGTTCCCGAAAAGCAATAAGGTTACATACAACAAATACAAGCCGAACAGGCAGGCAAGGCGGTTAGGGATAAAGGCGGAAACACCGCCGAAGCAGGAAGAGCCTAAGAGGGTATCCAAGGCGGAGGTATTGAGGGATAGGGTGCAGCAGGCAAAGGAAGCGGAAAGGCGGATAGTACCGCAGGGTATGACATACGGGGAATATCTGCAATATCTGAACGGAAAACGGCAGGAGTTGGAGGGGAAAAGGGCAAAATCTGAATAATACTTATATAAGTATACAGATTGCACAAAGAACGGCTATACTTATACAAGTATATTTGTGGATGTTTCCGGGTTGTATTTATACTTATATAAGTATATAATGGAATCATCAAAGGAAAGCAAACGGAGGTAGCCGGATATGAAGAAAGAATACACATTCGAGGAATTGGGATATTTTGCAGAAAGGGAATGTAAGGCAATCAAGGACAGCTTGCAGGGGTACAGTTACATGAATTTTGATATTTCTTGGAGTAATTGGGCGGGTAATTGCACTCTGATAGTTGCCACCGATTACGAAGCAGAGGAAAAGGAAATAAAGGATTTCTTCTTACATTGTGCTTTAGGCATGATATTTCAGATTAAAAGGACGGTTGAATAGCCGAAATAGCGGTTTATCCGCTATCAAGACAGGTCGGCAACCTGTTTTCTGACGAGGGCAAGCCAATAGCCGTAGCAGGGATAGAGTGAAAAAATAGCAGCGGGCACACCAAGCTAGAGAGTGTGTAGACGGTCAACAGGTTTTTCGTAATTTTTTAATGTGAAAAATTGCAACGCCTATCACAAATGCCGGAAAGGCGGTTGGATTCCATGATAAGGGGACCACCGAAACGAAAAGGCGGTTGCACATTTTATAGAGTGCAAGCCTTGGGGATTGTATAAAGTGTGCAAGCACACCTAAAGGAGGATAAGACATTGGTAAAAGGGAATACGGTAAAAGGGAATACGGTAAAAATGCGTGTGGAGGATATGCCGTTTTACCACCGAAGAGGGGCAGAAAACGGGAATACCTATGTTTCTTTCGGGAAAGTAAAAAGGGGCGGTAATGAGCCGTATTGTTACACGCAGGAAAAACAGTGTGCAGGGCATATATGCCGTATACTGAC